ACCACGGCAGCGCAGGCTACGGCATCCCGTGGCGTCTTCCCAGGGGCGGCAGGTATCAAGAGGCTTGGCCGCCGCGCCCCGGCGTGAGCGCAGCGCCGCAGCCGCCTGCGCCACCGCCGTGCTACAGCCCGGCCATTCCTGCGCATCTGCTGTTCAGCCAGGCGGCAGATGCCACGCTGCCAGCGCATCTGCTGTTCATCTGTGACGGCTACACCGAGCCCATCGGCCCGGTTGTGGTTCCTGTTCGGAGGGTATACATCGTGCTCAACAACATCTCCCTTGTTCGCGTGAGCGACAACCTGGCCCTACCCGTCATCTCCATGAGCCTATCGCTCGACATCAATTCCTGGACATGGGGTTGGGACGCGCAAATGCCAGCAAGCGCCGAGAGCCTCGTGTCGCCAACCGCCATACTCACGCCGGTGGAGCTTGAGGCCAGCATCAACGGATTCCATGTGCGCCTGCTCGCGGAAGGCATCTCACGCGAGCGCAAGTTCGGCGCAGCCACCATCCGCGTGACCGGGCGCGGCAAGAGCGCCCTGCTCGCAGCGCCCTATGCGCCGGCCATGAACTACATGCAAGGCTCCGCCTTCACCGCGCAGCAACTCATGGCCGATGTGCTGACCGCCAACGGCGTCGGAATCGGCTGGGGCATTGACTGGGGCCTGACGGATTGGCCGGTTCCGTCTGGCGTGCTCGCCTTCCAAGGCTCATGGATGGATGGCGTAGTCAAGATCGCACAGGCCGCAGGCGGCTACGTGCACCCGCACCCGACCGCGCAGACGCTGCGGGTTCGCCCACGCTACCCGCTGCCGCCGTGGCAGTGGGGCACGCTCGCCGCCGATGTGGTGCTGCCTGACGACGCGGTGGAGCAAGAATCGATCCAGTGGGTAGACCGCCCGCTCTACAACCGCGTTTTCGTGCGTGGTGAGGCACAGGGCATCATCGGTCAAGTCACCCGCACCGGCACGGCGGGAGACCTGCTCGCTCCGATGGTGGTTGATCCGCTGATCACCCATGCCGACGCGGCGCGCCAGCGCGGTATCGCGGTGCTGTCTGATACCGGCAGGAAGCTCGAACTCAGTTTGCGCCTGCCTGTCTCAGCCGACATGGGCGGCATGCTCGAACCTGGAAAGGTGGTCAGCTACCAAGACGGCGCGGCAACACGAAAAGGGATCGTTCGCTCCGTGAAGGTTGACGCCAGCTTCCCGAACGTCTGGCAAACCATCGGCGTCGAAGCCTTCGCATAAGGAGACGGACATGCGCAACATCTTCGCTGAACTCCGCGACCTGCTCCAGCCTGGCCCGGTGCAGGTGGGAACTGTATCCAGCTACGTCAACGGCCTTGCCACCATTACGCTACCTGGAGGAGGCGTCGTAGTTGCCAAAGCCAGTGCTGCGACCGTAGGACAACAGGTGTTCGTTCAAGACGGTGTTGTTCTTGGACCCGCCGCGAATCTCACACTTGAACTGATTGACATTTGACCATGAGCGCAGACCAGATCGCAACCCTCGCCAGCGACATCGAGCACATCCGCGAAAACCAGGACGCCATGCGGGCTGCCATCGAGCGCATGAGCGATGCCGTGACCCGGCTTGCCGTCATCGAGGAACGACAGGCATCCGCGTCGCAAGCCGTCGAGAGGGTCATGTCCGTTGTCGAGAAGATTGATGAGCGCGTGCGCACCCTTGAGGTTGCCGAGCCGATGCAGGCCAGGACCAGCGATTGGGTTCAGTCTGCGATGGTTGCTTCTGTCAGCGCGGCGGCCATGTTCGCGGCGCACCGTGTAGGGCTGTTCTGATGGAACGAATCTCGACGACGAAATGGAAAACCATCGGCGCTACGGCTGCCGTGGTGGCTTCCATCGCTTCGTTCGAGGGATACCGTGACCGAGCCTATGACGACGGCGTGGGCGTGCAGACCATCGGGTTCGGAACGACTCAGAACGGCTCTGGCCCCGTCAAGCCTGGAGACAAGACCGACCCTGTGCGCGCCGTGATTGCCTTGCAGCGCGGCGCGGATCAGCGGGCGCGACAGCTTGCAGAGTGCCTCGGAGACGTTCCGCTCTCCAAGGGAGAATGGGACGCCTATGTGTCGTGGGTATATCATGTTGGTTCCACTAAGGCATGTGGTTCTACGCTCGTGCATAAACTCAAACAACACCCACCAGACTACACCGGGGCATGCCAAGAACTGCTCAAGTGGAATCGGGCTGGTGGGCGAGTGAAGTCAGGGATTGTGAAGCGTCGTGAGGAAGAATATCAGACGTGCATAGGGGGTGCACCATGAGCCAACTCAGCATCATCTTTGCCGCCTTTCTGTTCGCGCTCGGGGCGGCTTCCGGCTACGGAATCGAGCACCGCGCCCGCATCGCCGAAGTGAAATCGATCAATGCAGACATTGCCAAGCGCGAGGCCGCAGCCGCCGAGGAATCGCGCCGTCGCGTCGAAGCCGCGCAGAAAGCCGCAGACGCAGCCATCGCCCAACGAGACGCCCGTATCCAATCGCTTGACGCCGCCAACCGGAGAATCCGCGATGAACTCAAGACCGCAACCACTGGCCGCCCTTGCCTGTCTGCTGACGCTCGGAGCATGCTCCAGCAATCCCCCGCTTTCGGCATCAAGCTGCACGCGCCCACCAGCGGCGCTTCTTCAGCCCCTTCCTCCGTTGCCGCAGATCCCGGCGACAGCACGGACGCAGACGTTGCAGGGTGGATCGTTGACGCAGCCGCCCTATACGAGCAATGCAGGGCCAGGGTTGACGCAATCCGGCAGTGGGACGAAGTGACCAACGGAACGCGGTAGATCAAGGCGGCTCACGCGCCGGCGATCCGTGGTTATACCGCCTCATAGGTATCCTCGAAAATGTCCGGCTTGCACGGGTAAAACTCGCCCTTCACGCCGCGAATGATCCAGTCTCCAGGCGTCACTTCGTGCGGGCCTTCCAGGGTGCCAATGCGCCATTTCAGCAGCTTGCCGTGGTAGATTTTTACGTCTACCGTCGTCACGCCGAACTCTGTTTCCATGTTCTTCTTTGACGCAAGCGTTCCATCAAACTGGCGCGCTTCAATCAATACTGGCTTCTTCCTGAACATTGCCATTTCAAACTACATTTTACGCATAAAGGATTGCGCCGTCTGGCATCAGAGGCAAACTTTCGTATGATTCTAGCGGCCCAGCATGCCACTTTATCCCCGCGTTTCCGCCAGTTTTTTGCACCACAACCTTGGCTACCGGGCGCAAGATTTTGGTCATATCGCCATTCTCACAAACTGTCTGCACGAGGCCCATATTTGTTCCATGCGTGTAAGAAAGACGGTTACGCAGAAGAGATATAGCATGACGCGGACTTTCAAGCTCTGCATTCACATCCCACTCAGGATAAGCATATTGTTCGGTCATGGCATGTTTTGCAAGATTCTCCAGGTTCTCAAGCTCTTCCAATGCGATCTTCAGCAGTTCAGTGTCGCTCATAATTCCTCCGTTTATCACAATCACATAGCGCCATCATGTGCAGTGCATTTACTATGGCCGCACGCGCCGCGCATGGTGAACGCAGCGTTCATTGTGTCAGTTTCGACAGAGCCTGTTGCACCGCGCACTCTGCACGGCGAACTCCATTCTCGTACCCCAACCGATACGCATCAAATAGCGCCGCGCGCACAAGGATCGCAGAGTGTATTCTTGCGAACCGCAGCGTGTATTCCGACATTCCAACTGTGTAAATGGCAACACCATCCTTGTGCTCGGAAGAACATTCCCATCTGAACTTGACCGCGTCTTTGCCAAGAATCTCTTCGGCGCGCTCTCGTGCGTACTCTTCAGCACGCTTGCTGCCAGCACTGGCGAGCGTGAAGCACACCGCAAGCTCTGCGCGCTGTAGACGCAGCGCAGCGTCGATTGCTTGCTGCAGCCCGTCCCTGAGCATATTCTCGACCTGGATGACTTTCCCTGCGTGCGTCTTTTCCGCGCTGTTTTGGCATCCATCGCGCAGTCGGATGAGCATGTCGATATACCCGTCCCAAAACTTCGCACGCTCAATGACGCGCGCTTCCAACTCTTCCAATTCCTTGTCCATGTCAAACTCCAGTGCTACCAAACCCACCGACCCTGCGCGCCGTCTCCGCCAATTTGCCCACTTCCTCGAACTCAAGCCGAGGTACTTCGCAGACAAACGCCTGCGCGATCCTGTCGCTGGGCTTGATAAGCAGAGGCCCGCTGCAACTGCCAAGAAATCTACTAAGCAACACCTTGAACTCACCACGGTAGTCGGAATCGATGACACCGGGGAAAGACTCGATGCCATGCTTGAGTGCAAGCCCGCTGCGCGGCGCGATCCTCATCATGTACCCATGCGGAATCTCAAACGCCAGACCGGTTCCGACCACGATCTGAGTGCCGGGGTATAGCGATCCGCCGCGATCCTCGCTGACCGTCGCAGCGTACAGGTCAAAACACGCGGCCCCATCGGTCGCATAGAACGGCATCTGCGCATTCGAGTGTAGCTTTTTCACCTTGATCTTCATACCTACTCCTTCCGGTCAGTTCGGTATGTCACGCCATCATGTTGATCTTCGGCATGAGCCGCCCAGCCGTGCCTGGACCAGCCTTGCCGTGCCGCGCTTTACGCCGACCAGCGAGCGCTGACTTTTGCCGTCTTATGTTCTTCGCATACAGAGTTGCGCAGCACAGAGCGCACCAGTTCAACCGCTGCATCCATGTCGGCGTCGCTGATCTGAATCCTGCTGACACCGAGCCTGTCTTTGTCAAAAACCCGGAACCCTCTCGCCAGCACTTCGCGGGTCTCGTTGGAACGGGCTTTGCCGCTATCAACCTGCCGAACCAGTGCCTGCGCTGACTTCGACATCGAGCCGAAATCAAGGCAGCACATCGCACGGTATTGATGCAATACGAAGTCAGCGTCTCCTCCGTTCATGATCGTGATGCAGGCAGCTAGTTTCATTGGTGCCGACGCGTAGTATTTCCGCTTCGATCCGCAAAACTCGATCAATGACTGCGCTGCGTCTCCGAATCCTGCTTCAATAATCGGGCGCATCTGATCTACTGTCGGTTTCGTTGTGCCAAGCGCGTACTGGCATCCAAGCCGCAGCACATCGGCAACTGCGCGATCTTTATCCAACCTGTCGGCATAGGTGCGCACCATGCCAGTGTCTGTCACTTCGTAGGCGTCTGTTCTCATTCCAAAAACCACAACGGACTGGAACGTAACGCCTGACTGAATGCAAGCGTGCAGCCTATGGTGAGCATCGCGCAGTCCGCCGTTTACATCAAATCCAATCCCCTGGCTTGTAACACGCCATTCTCCTCGCTTCATCGCAGCGGCGAGCATGTCAACGTACCATCCGCGCAATCGTCTATTTCCTGGGCTTGTTGCGAGCATTGCTTTTGCAAGCTCCGGCGTTATATCCATCACTGTGGCTTCCGGCTTTTGCCTTGCAAACTTCATAGTCATCTCCGAACTAAATGTCCGCATTTCTCGCTCCTTCCGTCAATAATCTTTTATCAAAAATTGCCGTTCACGATCATCATTCAGGCTCACCACACAAGACCGTGACGCCGTAGGTTTCAACCCCATACCGGTTCGGCTTCGACACCACGCACCCGTCGGCCTTGAGCTTGTTCAGCGCCCTTGTGACTGATCGAGTCCAATGCCCGCCGTCAGGGTCAATGTCGCGCAGATGGTCGATCAGTTCGCGCGCGCTCCAATATCCACCTTCATCCCGCAGCGTCAGCCAGATAGCGCGCCTGCGGTCGCGTGCATCCATCTCCTCGCTCTTCCGTTCGATTGCATCTACTGCACTCATTGCCCTGCCTCCAGTTAATACACATGCTGCCCCTGCATTCGCCGCGCGACCTCGCGCAACGCAAGCTCCATCTGCCGAGGAGTCGAGTTGGCGACAAGCTGGTCGTGAATGTCGAGCATCGTCGCCAGCGTCTGAAGCTCCGGCCCGGTTGCGACCATGCGCCCAGTGCGAATGCCGCGCGCTTGGATGTGCATCAGGGCTTCCTGTGCGCCCTGCACGACGGGCACGAGGAAGTCCGCTTCGCTCGTGGCGCGACCGTCGCGCTTGGCTACCTTGTCGATCTGTTCTGCCCGCACGAGGCAGACATTAGCGATGATGGCGAGCGTGTCGAAGTCATCGGATTCTTCGCTGGCCTTTCCGGTGCGCAGCGCCTCGTATGCAATGTGCCCTGGAAGTTGCAGCTTTGTCTGCTCCGCCTCGTCGAACGCCATGCTCCCAACGAGTGCGCGCAGCGGTGCAGTGGGCGATGCAGCCCATTGGCGTTGCTGCGGGCGCTTCTTTGTCCGTCCAGCCATCATGCATCTCCTTTCTGCTTCAGTTCCACAAGTTTTTCAAGGTAGTGCATGGCCTTCTGCAGGTCTTGCAGGTCGTCGCCCTTACGCCCCGCTCGGGCCAGATACTTGATCGCGTTGCCGCGAAGGAAGCCCTCGAATTCCGCATCGCTCATCCATGACTGCATCGCTGCCCACGGCTGAACGGAAAGCGACTTGTAGTGGTCTCCGCCGATCTGGTATGCGTCGGCAGGTCTCCCGCATACGTCAAACCGTTCGCGCTCATTCATTCAATCACCTCCACACGTCCGTCCTTGTGATACAGCCGATTACCAATCCTGCTCGGCATCGAAAACCAGGCCAGCCGTGATTGAGGCAGGCCCGGAATCGGTCGCAGGTCCGATCCGTCGTAGACCTCTCCGATCGATGCGTTGACCAACGTGCGCGATTTGGCAACATCTGCGCTTTCCTTCGGGACCGATGCACGTCTCGTGGAGACCGTATATCTCCCGCCTGCGCCTTTGGTCATACAGATCAGGCCCAAACCGCACAGTGCGCGCAGTTCTTCCCTGACGATCTCCATCCGATCGCCGACAGCTTCTGCCACCTGTTTGACCGTGACGACTCCGCCAAGTCGCTCCACAACCGCGATGCAACGGCGCTGGAGTTCCGTGAGTTGTTCTCGACTCATGATTGCTTTCGTCCCGTGAAACAAATCAAAGAAGCCTTTTGAAGCAGGAATACCCAAGCACAGACATAATCACGATATCAATCAACAGCGCCCATGAAATAAAGAGCACTAGATTCTTTGCAAACCTGCGCATGCGATCTTCGTCGCTGGGCTCGTCCTGGACCGTCTTCTGAGTCAAGTTGTCCAGGTCTGCACACTTGCCGATGCCTGGGTACATCTGCTCATGGCAGCGGCGGCCTTGATTGCAGTCTCGATTGCACATGGTCATCCGTTCGCTTCCGAAAGCTCACGAAGCCGGATTTGCTCGGCCTCTTCAGGAGACGGGGCCCACTCGTCAGCCTTGCTTGTCGTACTGACTGAGTGTTCTTCCACTTCCGACACGATCTCTCCCGTCTCAGCATCAACCGTGGTTGGAATCAGCGCGTTGTCCTGCGGAATCCCGATCTCGGCCCGCTCGTCGGCTTCGATCGCTGTGGCAAGCTCCACGCTGATCGGCAACCACTTGAACAGGCGGCGAACAACGGTCTTGAGCGCCATCGCCTCGAAGTGCGTCACCCACGGCCCGCTAGACCCGGCGCGGGACTGCGCTCGCACTGCCTCGACCTCGCGGCGGCTCATGACATCGAACTGAACCCCGCCGTCCTTGAGCTTGGCGACCGAGTACACGAAGCGCAGCTTGTCAGGCTGCACCCTGTTAGGGTTGTCGAAGTCGGGGATGTGGTGAAGGTTGCTGTCGAGCCCAAGCGACACCTCGAACGCGTCCCCTTCGTACACCGGGCGGGCCTCGATGCTCACGATCTGCCCGCTGCGGCGGGCCAGGTCGATCATGCCGCGATAGCCGACGATGAACTGGACTTCTGTGCGCCCGGCCTTGCGGTTCTCGAAAGGGATCAGGTACGCATGCCCGAGCGGGCCACCCGGCTCCAGCCCAAGCTGAGCGCATGTCATGAGCGCCCCGAGGAAGCTGGTTTGGTCGCAGCGTGCGAGCGCCGGGTTCTTCCGCACCTCGGTCAAGGCCACGCGTGCGAGGCGCTCGGCGGTGACGTGCTTGGGAAGCGCAAGCTGCATCTGCGCCTTGATCTTCGGGTCGGTCAGCAATGCGGCGATGTCGTTGGATGGCTTGCGAGCGGCGGGAGCTTGGCCCGTGACTGCGGCTTTGAGGGTAGTTGCCATGTCAAATCTCCTTCAGGATGAACCGGCGCGAGCCGGGTGTTTCGGTGGTGTGTGCTGCGATAATGTCAGCAGGAGCTTTCAGCGCTGCTGCGACTTCTTTCCAATCGATGCGGCGGTTCTTCTTGGATGCTTTCCAGGTCACAAGCAGCTTGCCGTGGAGCGTGAGCGCAGAACGTTCGCCAAGAGCCAGCTTGATCCGCTCGGCGGAGGCCTCGTAATCAGCCTCGGCTTGCGCGATTCTGGCCTTGGCTTCCCGCGCGGAGTTGTAGGCCGCGAGCAGGTCATCCGTTGCCTCGATGAACTCTCCGTTGTCAGCCGGGAATAGCCTCTCCACGTCTTTGGCCTTGGCAGGCTCGGGCGGCTTGCGCGTCAGTACGTGCTGGTGCCAGAATTCATGCGCACGCTCCAGCATCGCGGCGATGGTCTCGTCGTCACGATGGATGCGGCGGATCACCATCCGCTGCCCGCCGATCAGGGCGGCCACATCGGCCCATGCCCGGCCCGTGATTGCCATGTACCACATGACTTGGGCTTGGTAGTGAACCGGCACCGCGTCATCATCCCCTTCGCGGCCCCAGTCGCCCGACTTGTAGGCGCTGGCTGTCTTAACCTCCAGCAGCCCAGATGCGCCGAGCAGAGTTCCGCCGTCGTCTG